TTAGCGCCTCTATTAGTTTCCACTACACCTGAAACCGAAGAGCTAAAAGTTAAGGTGCCGAGTGGCAGTCCAGTAGTTGCGGACAGAGTTGACAACTCTGAGTCTCTAGTTATAACCAATCCTCGACTTGCTTCTGGCGGACCTCTTACAAGCCTCATCTTTGGACCTCTTGAGGATAAGGCTCCTGAATCAGAAGAAAAAGAAGAAGAGCCCAAGGCAGAAATCATTCTTCGAGAGAATAAGCTTAACTACAGCAACGCTATTTTTCCGGTTGAGCCTGCCGACATCAGCTCCGATTTTGGCTGGAGAACACCACCTTGCGAGGGCTGCAGCGCAGACCACCACGGCGTTGACTTTGTGCCAGGCCACGGTTCAGACGTAGTTTCCATCCTTGACGGGCTTGTTGTTGAGGCAGGCATTAATGGAGGATACGGAACCTGGGTAATGATTAAGCACCTAGTTCCAAGCACGGAAGAAGAGGGAGAATTTGAGGAGTGGCATACAATCTACGCCCACCTCGTTGCAGACTCAATCCCAGACAATGTTGGCGTCGGTTCTATCGTTAAAAAGGGTCAGCTCATAGGTTTGGTTGGAAACACTGGACAATCCACCGGTTCTCATCTACACTTTGAGATTCTAGTTAATGGAGAACCTGAAGACCCAATGCCCTTACTCGCCCAATACAGCCGAGTACTAGTCGCGCCAGACGGGACAGAAACGTTTATAAAATACGAATAACTTAGCAGACTTGCACATATCCGCCAGTAGTGCTAAGCTGTTCCCATGCAAGAAATAACTAGTTGGATTATATTTATTCTAATTATAATCGGCGTCTACGTGGCACCGAGAATTATTAACCGTATCCGCAAGTACAACAAGCGCCGTAAAGAAGAAGTTCAGGCACTGCTTGGAGTGCTATCACCTAAGGAAGATAAAGAAAAATGAGAGCCGTAAGTTTTATTCGTTCAATTAAATGGGGGGCCGTAATGGCAATCCTCGCTGTTGGTGGTGCTAACTATACCGCCTTTGCACATGGAGATATGGCAGTGACCACAGCGCTTGGTGCCACAGCAATCGTCTTCGCCATTTTGACGGAGCGCGACCGTGCGTAACATAGACCTAATTCCCATAGCCCTTTGGAGCATAGCGGCCCTAGCCGTTGTCGCGTCCACTATTTTGTTCTTGGGTTTCATGTTTATTCGCGTATTATCTAATGAGCTGGAGAAGGGAGACGAATATGATGTCGAAAACGATTCGCGCTGAAGACACAGACCGATTTAGGGATTTACTTCCAATCAGCGGCGTTTTTGAGATGACTGACTGCACAGTAGAAGTTTATTATCCAGAGACTGCAACGACAGAAGATTTGGACTATATAAAAACTTTGTTGGAGTCCATGATTCACATAACGGACATCCGCGTCACTCAGAACCCCGAAGAGGATTTGAACGATGTCGGAAAGTTCAAAGTGGAAATCCATGAGGCAACAAAAGATGACCCCAAATACCGAAACAGAAAATAACAATGATAGAAATGACCACAATAATGCCAGAAGAAAATATTTTAAAAAAGAACCAGCGTCTACCGCAGGAGGTTCAAGAGTTCTTTAAGTCTGCCGATAAAAATTCTCGTAACGAGATGATTATTCGCTTGCACGAGAATGGCTGGACTTTTGAGGCCATCTCTAATGGCTCACAAGTAACCAGAGAGCGAATTCGTCAGATTGTAAAGATTATGAAGCAGCCCGGTGCTCGGATTGACAACATTACTTTCCCGTTTGAAATCCCAGAGCCACCTCGCAAGCCAATTAAGGAAAAGCGTCAGGTAATCGAGCCTAAGCCCGAAACTCTAGCGCGTCTGTTAGAACTTCAGCCATACGCGCAGCAGGTTCGTTCAAACGGGCAGAAATATCGTGAAGAAGCAGAGGAGTACACCGCTTTGCTAAATCACGCCCACACCGTTGAAGGCGTTACGCTTTATCGTCTAGCTAAAAGACTTGGTGTAACACACGGTGCATTGCGCTTCCGCTTGGTTCGTTATGGATATAAACAGCCCATAACTGCAACCAGCAAGGTATATGCCCCCATCAAAAAAGACAACCGAATCCAGAAATAGGTTTGGAGGCAGCTCCGGTAGCGTCATCGCGATGCCAGCTGGCAACTCTTCAAAACACCTGAGCACGTGTTAAAACTGCTCGCCAAGCTACTTACTAGACGAACTACGCCAAAAGGCCCTAGAAGAAATGCCAGAGTATTTATCAACGGAGTGGCCAGAGCCTTAAAATATCCTCCTCCGTGAGCCCTGATAAAATTGATAGCATGTCAAACAACCCAAACAGAGACGACTACAAATTAATCGTTGACAGAATAGTTTCTAACGATGACAGTATTGTGGTCAACGTCGATGGCGGCATTTATATGGACTCCATTGAGCTCAGTAACAAACTTGCCACCCTTGGTGATGTTGGGATAGAAACCTCTTTTGAGGTAGCTGGAGGGACTACTGGCACTCAGCCGACATTTACTGGTGACCCACTTTTTAGTGGTTCTTACATCAGGATGTCTAGCAATTTAGTTCACTTTGAAATTCAAGTTGACTTTGACAACATCTCTAACTTTGGGACTGGTCAGTATTATGTAGACTTACCCTTCCCAGCAAAGCACGCCTACAAATTTAGAGACGGATGTCTACATGACATCTCTGAATCTAGAGACTTTGAAATCGGCGGTCACGTAGAGGCAGGAGAAAGTCGCCTGTATCTTTCTAGCACCGATGCCTCTGGGCAAACAACTTTTGACAGCCCATTTACTGCTACTGCTCCAGAAACTTTAACAACAGCAGATAATTTTCACATAGCGGGAACATACATTGCAGAGGCTCTGTAAAACATCAACACCAATCTAATATACTAATTTAGCGGCGCTCAATAGAGCTTGGGCTGGGCGGTGCTCCGGACGGTGCACTTACCCCGGCCACGCTTTTTAGTGTAGAATACTACCCTATGGGCAAAAGCATAATGGAGCAAATAGCGGCTCTCCCTGAAGACGAGCGTGCCGCTCTACTTGCCGACTTCGATGAAGAGCAGCTACTTTGGGATTGGTCTGTGTGGGGGCGTCCAGAACAAATTGCCCCTGAGGGCGACGACTGGAACATCTGGCTAGTAATGGCTGGTCGTGGTTTCGGTAAAACTCGTTTAGCAGCTGAGTGGGTCCGTGAGCAAGCCAAATACACAAACACTGGTCAGCGTCGATTCGCTCTAGTTGCTCGTACTGCAGCTGACGTGCGTGACGTTATTGTTGAAGGTGAGTCTGGAATCATTAATGTTTCCCCTCCTTCTGAAAAACCTCACTACGAGCCATCCAAGCGAAGACTTACATGGCCCAATGGAAACACTGCCTCTCTTTTTACCGCTGACGAACCTGACGGTTTGCGTGGTCCGCAGTTCACACACGCTTGGGGAGATGAGATTGCAGCTTGGCGTCAGACTCCAGATGCTGCAGGTATGACCGCCTTCGACAACCTTCGAGTTGGTACTCGTTTGGGTCGTAACCCACAGATGGTTGTAACCACGACACCCAAGCGAGTTCCCCTGCTTTATAAACTTATCGAAGAGTCCAAGCAGGAAAAAGAAGGTGGCTCAAAGGTAATTATTACCAAGGGTTCCACCATGGATAACGCCGGTAACTTGTCCGGCGCATATCTAGACACTATTACTGGAGTATATGAAGGCACCTCTTTAGCTCGTCAGGAGCTATATGGAGAAATGCTTGAAGATATGGAAGGGGCTTTGTGGAATGAAGAGATGGTCGAAAGCAGTAGAGAACTTACTTATCCAAACCACACTCCACTCCGTGTCATTGGCGTGGACCCATCGGTTGCTGAAAATCCCCGCGACGAATGCGGCATTGTGGTATGCGCGTCTTCTTCCGAGAGCGACCTCTATAAGCGCCATGCGTGGGTTCTTGAAGATGCTTCAATTCACGGGTCGCCGGACGTATGGGCAAATAAGGTGGTCGAAATGGCCCGCCGTTGGGGCTGCCCTGTTGTGGCTGAGGTTAATCAGGGCGGCGCTCTCGTTCGAAACGCCATCAACTCTATCGACCCTTCGATTAAAGTCCTCGAAGTCCACTCAAAGCACGGAAAACAGCTCAGGGCGGAGCCGATAGTTCTAGCTTACGAGCAAAGCCGGGTCCATCACGTCGGCTATCTGCAAGATTTAGAGTCCCAAATGTATGCCTGGATACCTGGAGAGGGAAAATCCCCCGACCGCATCGACGCAATGGTTCACGCAATGACTGCACTCTTAATTAAGCCACCTCCCGGCTTCTCTGGCGGTAAATTGCGCGCAAAAAGCTTTGCAAGTCGTAAAATTAGCCAAGGAGGCACCGGAGGAAAGGTATTTAGGGTCCGCTGATGTATAAATTCGATTTAGACCGCTTCCCATGCGATGTAACGGCCGTACTAGCTGAATACCAACATCAAGACGAACCCTTCTATATGGGGGGTGGAAGAGTGATTTTGGTCGAAAATAACATCCTTATTGCCGTAGACAGCGATGACGGCCCAAAAATTATATTTTTTGAAGAATATACAATTTCCGACATTTCCGAAAAACCAGAAGAAGATTCCATAATTTACACAAAAAGCGGAAAAATGATAGTTTTTAGCGTAGATGACAGTTGCGGATGCGGTTCACGTCTGAGAGGATGGAACCCGTACAAGACTCTAAAACGACTGAAAGGCTAAAATATGCCAGACGCACTAACTTTGTTACTTTTGGCTCTGGGAGCCTTTCGCGTCACTTTGATGATTACAACCGATACTGTCTTTCAAGGCCTAAGAGAGCGTATTTGGGCTAAATGGCCTCCAGACACGTATTTCGGTTATTTCTTCACTTGCAACTGGTGTGCCGGAACATGGGTAGCAGGTGGTTTCACGATTTTGTGGTTTGTAGCTCCAGATTTTCTGGTTATGGTATCATTATTCTTAGCTATATCTGCGGTAATCGGTCTTATGTCCGGAAATCTGAAGTACTAAGTTAGGAAAACCCGTTGGGAATTTTTAAAAAAGACTCGAAAACCAATTCGGAGTCACAGAATCAACGTAGCACCGCAGGAGCACGTACGTCGTCCCCAAACAACCGGACTTCGGTTGCTCCAGGGGTTTCTGTTGACTCTTTTGGCATCGTCTATGCCGAACCCCAGGCGTTTAACACGCCTAGGCCCCTCACCGCCGCTGCTGCTCAGGTAAAACTAGATGACAAGACCGAAGCAGAGTATTTTAAGGCTCGCCGACAGTCAGCGTCGACTGCATGGCAGACCGAAGCATGGGAATACTACGACGCAATCGGTGAAATCAAATATGCATTCAACCTAGTTGCGTCTGTTGTGTCCCGAATCCGTCTTTACGCTGCAGTTGTTGATAATCCAGCTGAAGCACCTAACCCTGTTCGCAATTCTGAAGCAGTTGACCCTCGCCTGGCCGCAGCAGCAGAGCGCGCACTTGACCGCCTAAGCTCTGCTTACGGCGGACAACCAGGTCTATTGAAAGATGCAGCTTTGAATCTGCAGGTCACAGGTGAATGTTACCTAGTTCAAATCCCAGAGCGTATCGGTTCAGGTCTTCCCGAAACCTGGGACATTCGTTCAGTAGATGAACTGCAAATTGACGCCCGAGGTAATTACATTCTTAATCCGCGTCGCGAATCCGGCAACGCAACTTCAATGTCGGCAGGTAGTGCTGACAACATAAAACTTCCAAATAGCGCTTTCGTGGGGCGTATTTGGCGCTCACACCCACGCTACACCCAAGAGTCAGATTCTTCACTGAGGGGTCTACTAGACCTATGTGCAGAACTACTCCTACTGAATAGGACATTCCGTGCAACTGCTCGCTCTCGCCTCAATGCTGGTGCTCTTTACCTTCCTGACGGTCTCTCTGTCGCTGCTTCACCTGACCCTGACTATCCCTATGACGAAGAAGGGGACTACAACGAACAGTACAACGCAGAAGAAGCCGCGGACGAGTTCGAAGACCAGCTAATAGATGCAATGACCACTCCGATTAAGGACGAGGACTCGGCGAGCGCCGTTGTCCCCCTTATTATCCGTGGTCCCGCCGAACTTGGTGAAAAAATTAAGCAATTCAAGTTCGAGCGCTCTTTCGACCCTGCTCTAGCTGAGCGTTCAGAAAGAGTCTTAGAACGCATTATGCAGGGACTAGACGTCCCTAAAGACGTTGTTTCAGGTCTAGCCAACGTTAAGTATTCAAATGCCCTACAGATTGACGAGAGTCTATATAAGGCCCACATTGAGCCACTGATGCTGCTCATTGCAGATTCCATCACAGTTATGTATCTGCGTCCATATCTGATTGCCAACGGCTACTCAGAGTACGAAGTAGAGAGACTCTGCGTTTGGTACGACCCAAGCCAGGTTGCGACCCGTAATGACCGTGCAACTGACGCTGATGCAGGATTTGACAAGATGGCTGTTAGCTACAACACCTGGCGTCGTGCCCACGGCTTCTCAGACCAAGATGCTCCAGACCCCAACGAGCTTAGCCTACGCCTTCTAATTCAGAAGGGTGCTGTAACCCCAGAGCTAACAGAAGCTCTGCTAAGAGTGGTAGCCCCAGATGTGATGAATAAAGTTTCAGACACCGCGCAAGAAGCAACCGGTGCACCTATTCCTGATGACATTGACCAAATGTTAAGTGATGCAGTACCCGGTGCGGAGCAATCAGAAGGTTCTCCTGCCGAAGAAGGCCCTTCAGGATTAGCAGAACCAGAGACAGAACCAGAGACAGACGCCCCTTCCGGACTAGCAGAACCAGAGTAATAATGAACGAGCCTATTTATTCATCTGGCGGGCATTCCGCGCCTGCAGAAAACCTTGACTTTGATGACATCATTATCGAGCCCGACGAGATTGAAGCAGCCAATGACCCATGCTGGGAAGGCTACAAGCAGATTGGCATGAAAAAGGGCAAGGGCGGCAAGATGGTGCCAAACTGCGTCCCTGTAGATACCAGCGTGTCTGAATACGGCAACAAGCAGGATATGGAAAAAGCCATGCCTGAGTTTGAGGGATGGCACTATATGCCAGACGGTTCAATCATGCGCGACGATGCTGAGCACGACGCTGAGGGTAATCCAGTAGGGCCAGTAGGAAAACTTGTAGGCGAAGAAGCCGACCTTGCAGAGTCGCTAAAGATAATTGCCAATACGTATGGAAAATTTAACGAAGACGAAACCGGCATCTGGGCTGGCTACCAAACGCCGGAGGAGAATGATGTCAAAGACATCGGAGTCAAGTGCGGAAACTGCGTCCTCTACCAGGGTGGGGGCGTATGTTCAATCATTGCAGAACAGGTTGAAGAAGAAGGTAAGTGCAGGTTCGCGGTTATCCCCGATGGAATGGTTAGTGTTACTGCTACTGCTGGTTCAAAGCCAGCTGAACCTAGCGAGCGCCGCAAAGGCTCCAAGAAAAACAAAAAAGGCTCGGCAAGCGGTGGAAAGAAAATTAACTTTTCAAAAAAGGTAACCACTGCACTAGAAAACAAAGTTGAAGAGCACAACGAAAAGCACGGAGATGCAAAGAGCAAGAAAACAAATCTTCGCACTCTAAAAGCTGTTTACCGTCGTGGTGCTGGCGCTTTCTCAACTTCACATCGTCCAGACCAAAACAGAAACTCATGGTCAATGGCTAGAGTAAATGCATTCCTCTACCTACTGCGTAATGGTAACCCAAAAAACAGTAAATACGTTCAAGATAACGACTTGCTGCCAGCAGCACATAAGCGTTCTTCCAAAAAAGATAATGCAATCACAGCAGCGGCAGCAGCCACGCAAGAGACATTTATCGAACTCAAGCCAGCTAAGAATTACGACTCTCACGAGCAAGCGCTCCTCGAGCTAGCAGAATTCTCCGACATGTCGTACGACGTGCTTCCAGCACTTAGGGCGGCTTATTTGCGAGCTGAAAAAGATGGTGGAGACCCTGTCAAGCGAGCAGCTCTTCTAGCAACAGCTCTATATGACAGTCCAGATGCCGACCTACTACCTAAGGAGTCTAGAATTGAGGATGAATAAAGAGCACAGGGAACTATATAAAGACCTAGCTTCTGTAGTTGCCTACGCTAACGAATCGCGTCCAGCAGATGAGCCCATAGAGTTTAGTGGCGTGCAAGAGGTCGCCTATCGTGAACTTCAAATATCTAATGATGAAGAGAAGGCTCTTTCACGTGCAACAGAGTTTGTTTTGGCTCAGGTCGGAGAAAACTTTGGGTACACAAGAGATTTGGACTTGTTCCCAGAAAACTATATTCACAACCAAACATCAGTAGAAGGCAAGCTTGCTTGGCTAAGTAGTAGCTCTAGTTTGGACGAAAATAAAGTCGCTCTTATTGCATCAGCCGTTAACCAAAACCTAGATGACTTTTCTAATATCCACGCATGGAAGCGTCTAGAAATTTTAAAAGAGACTGGTCAAATCTCAACAGACGTGTATAATTTAGTTAAAGACCTTGAGAAGGAAGCCGCAGAGAATGAGCTATAACGAAAGTCGAATGGATTTTATAGGGGCGCTATCTACCCAAACATCGCCTGTTACTGGCGAGGACATGTTTGACCCTAAAGGTGCTATTACCCGCATGGCGGCCCGAGGAGAGACCAAAGAGCGAATTAAAGAAGAGTTAGAAAAAATTTCGGTTTTTAACACATATGTTGAAAAAATGAAAAACCCCGAAACTGATGACCCAATGGAAAAATACATGATTGACGGTTTTTCTGACTTTTATGACACTTTGGAAAATTTGGAAAATCCGGAAAACGAGGCTAGTTTGCGGGAAGAGGTCGCAAAACTGATTCTTTCAAAATATGCAGAAGCCAATAAAGCCGCAGAACTTGCTCTAGCTGACGGTTCTTCTAAAGAGATTTTTGAAGCCTTAGATGATGTACCTGCTTGGGTGAACGACTCTAAAGACTATCTAACTAGGGGTGATGTAGAGATGCCTACGGATAGGCAGAACTTCCGCTGGGCTAAGTTTAGTGAGATAGTCGACAATATAAACGATATTGACCTCTATATTTAAATAACATTATTTAAATACCGATACAATTGATAAAGACCCGCTTAGGGTAAATTTTACTTGAACCTCGAGGATTTCAATGGCTTATACCTCGCTAGAGCGAAGCATAAACGCTCGCAAGCAACCCCGTGATAAAAAAGGACGCTGGGTAACCACTGGTGCCCGCCTGAGAGCAGCTATTGGCGCCTTCTCCGGGAATAGCAAGCAACGCGAGACAGTAAACGTCAATAACTTACGTGCTATCGGCGGTAATGACGATGGAACGAAGATTCGTTCTTATGTGACCAACGACGACTTTGCAGAATATGGCATAAAAAAGGGCGATGTCCTAGAGATTAACTCATCTAACGGTGAGCTACTGACCGCTCAGATTGATAAAGACTTCCTTAGAAGGAAGGGTATTGACCCAGACCTTGCTCACGAGCTGCCAGAAGATGTTGCTGACCAACCTCAAAACATTGAAGACCTGAACATCACAGAAGCCTCCGAGCTCGACCGTGAGATGGCTCTTGGCGAACTAACTGACGAAGAAGACGCTGAGTTCCGCAAAGAGCGCGAGGCAGAGCCGCTGGCTAAACTTCCACCAGCTCTCTCAGAGCAAGCAAAAACCGGTCAAGACGTATCAGACATTGTCGGCGAGCCAGTAAAAAAGAAAAAATCTTTTGCTGGGCTAAGAGACTTAGTAGAGTTCCTGAACCTGCCTAAGGGAACCAAGATTAGGCAAAAGGGACCTACAGGTACAGAGGGGGACTGGAAAAGATTTATAAAAAATGAAGAGGACGGTCAGTGGTATAAAGTTTCTAATAAAACTGGAAAACAGGTTGGTAAGCCTCTAACTCGTAAACAAATTAGAGGGCTAGTGTCTGATACCAGTGGAAGCTCCCCCTTAGAAACAGTTGATGAATTTGATAAAACTCCTTTTAGAGATTTAGATTTTGAAAAAGGAGAAGAAAGAAGAGAAAAAGAAAGAAGAGAAAAAGAAAGAAAACAAGAAGAAAAAGAGGCTCCCAAGCTAGAAGAGGTGGAGGGGTCACCTCTAAATTTGGATGATGATGATGAAATCATTTTTGAAGATGACGAGCCAAAGGTTTACCCTGAGGAACCAGCCCGCCCCCTGCAGCAGCCCACCGAAGAAGATTTAAAAGATAAAGAAAAAGCCGAGCAAGAGTATGAGGAGCCTGAGGAGACCGAGGAGAAGGTTTCACTCTCTGAGATAGAAGCTTTAGGACAGCCTGAAGAATATGTAGAAGATTTTGATGGCTTCACACCAAGTGACGAGCAGACCAATGCCCTTAATGCCGTTGTTAGAGGTGGATACCGTACAGTAGTTAATGCACTTGCAGGTTCAGGAAAGACTACAACTTTAGTAGCAGCTGCCAAGGCAATTAAGCGTGAAAGGCCCAAGTCTCGAGTACTAGCTCTACAGTTTAATAAAAAGAACCAGCTAGAAGCTGAAAGACGTATGCCGAAGGAAAATACAGAGGCACGTACGACAAGTTCTCTAGCATATGCATATCTAACCAAAGACCAAAAAGCAGCCATGAATGGCCGCAAAGGTTATGTTGCTTCAGGAGATAAAGCTATTGCAAAGCTAAAGGGTTACGATGAAATGCCTCTCTTTGGAGAGAACTTTACGTCTCCGCAGGTTGCTAACATAGTAGGCAAGATTGTCGGGCGTTTTTCTAACAGTGACGATAAAGAGATTTCACGCAAGCATGTTCTAGCTGCTGTAGCAAAGTTTAGGCCAGAAGATAAGCCAGACGCCAAGCCCGACGATAAAGTAGTAGCAAAGCTCCTGGACTATGCTAATGACTATTGGGCAGATGTTCAGCGCGGTACCAACCCTAATTACAACAAGTCAGAGGGCAAGTACGAGGGCAAGCGTATTAGGGTGCAAGGAAATCACTCAGTCAAAATGTGGTCCCTAAGTGAACCTGACCTAAGCGAGATGGAAGTCAACGGCGAAAAAGTTGACACAGTATTTTTTGACGAGGCTCAGGACACAAACGCGGCAGTTGCTGCTGTAGTTAAGAATCAGAAGAATGTTCAAATAGTCCACGTTGGAGACCCTAACCAGGCAATCTATGAGTGGAATGGTGCAATTAACGCACTAAAGAAAGCAAGTAAAGACGCCGAGGTTGTTCTACCTCTTACTATGGTTCGTCGCTTTGGTCCAGAACTAGCGGGCCCCGGTAACGCCGCTCTTAACCTAATTGGTAGTGACACAAGAATTAGGGCAGTTGGAGAAGGCGGGGAAATTGTTGACCGGGACGCAATCCCCATGGGTCCTGATGAAGACACTGTAATTATTGTCCGTTCTAATTCAGGTGGATTGAACGAGATTCAGAAGCTATTAGAAGAAGGAAGAAGTGTAGGTGTTCTGCCAGTATTTAAGACTGACCTAGAGAATGCTGTATACACCTTGAAGTGGTTGAAAGACACTGACTTTGATTCAAGAGGTGCTTCTCCAAAAACTCCTGACGGTAGAGATGCTGACAGCGATGACTTCGCGGGACTTCGAACGATGAAGGATGTCAGGGACTTAATTGCAATCGACAAAGAGGCAAGAGCCTCTAAGTGGATAGACCTGTTAACCAAGATTGGAGGCAACGACTGGGAAGCAGGCCTGAAGGAAGTCGAAGACAATATTATTCCAAACTTGAAGGTTTTGAATGATTCGGAGGGCGGAGCATCCAACCTAATTTCTGATGAGATTACGGGAGCTCCAGGCGAGGAAGCCACTCTGCTGGATATTGGCGGACAGCGCCAAAACTATAAAGTTAATGATGAAGGCAATATAGAAATCTCTGGTGACTTTAAAGCTGTCACTGCAAAGATTGATAGCGATACAACGTTTAAGGACTACATAAAGAGCAAAGGCTTTAGGTGGAATGGCGCCAACAAGGTGTGGAGCAAATACATGCCTAATGCTGACGATGAGCAGCGAGCAAGCGTTATTGCTGAAATTTCTAACAAGGTGCCAGAGGGGTTGAAGCCAAAGGCTGACGAAGACCCTGACTATGACGTTAGAGTAACAACTACTCACCGAATGAAGGGTCTGGAGGCAGATAATGTCATTATTGGTGAAGACTTCCCTGAACCAAAAGAAGCCCTAACTAACGCCGAAGACGGTACTCCTACTTCTGAGACTAAGATGCCGTCTATGGAAGAGATGCGTACTATATACGTAGCTGTAACTAGGGCTAGAGAAAAAATGTCACTCGGTAAGCTAGGGTGGCTACGCGACTACCAAGGTAGAGAAGGTGTAGTTCCTGCCAACGAGGCCATGGATAGAGAACCTGATGTCGGTGCAGCTGCCTGGAATATGCCACAGCTGGAAGAAGCTAGCTTCTCCCCTTCAGGCATGCTAGACGACGACGAGTTCGATTTTGACGATGATGTAGATGGTCTGGATGTAGACCCAGATGACACCCCCTCTGATTTTGACAGGCCGGTTAGAACCACAAGAAGAGCTGCGGTTGAGGACCTTGACCCAGATGACGACACTTTCTTTGTTGACCCGGAGACAGGTAAAAATGTCCGCTTGGAAGACAGCGAAGGATTGGAGAACGACGAAGTTCTTCTAATAGGAACAGACGAAGCCGGAGACCCCTACGAAAAAACTTTCCGTAAAGGCAACCGCGTCTCACGCTTGGAGTTTGGCGAGCCTGAACCTCGGGAAGAGCCCGCTCCTAGAGAACCAGAAACTCCAAAGGCTCCTGAGCCAAAGGAAGCTCCTAGCACCAGAACACCCGGTAAGACTGCTGCAGACGTTAAAGTCGGAGACGAGATTTTTGATGACGAGGGCGGACTGCTTGGAAAAGTCACTAATGTTCGTAAAGGACGAACCAAGAGTGGTATTGATGTAGTTAGCGTTGAGCACGACGGGGCAGATGGAAAAATTACTTACGCTAAAGACGAGCCTGTAGATGCCCGTACTCCTGAGAAAAAGGCCACCCCTGAGCAAGCAGAAGTAGATGCAAAGAAGCTTGTCGACGACATGCGTAAGGATAACGTCCCTGAGGATTCGCTACCCACCGAGTTTACAGAGACACCAAGTTTTGTAGAAACATGGACAGAGACCGTAAACGGTACATATAGTAAATATGTAAACGGTGAGCGTTGGAACGTTAAGCAGAACAAAGATGGAACAATCACGCTGCGTCCACGCACTAATCCTCAGATTGGCACAAAGAAATACAACTCATGGGACGAGCTCGAGGCA